GCATACCACGATTACCTGTTAACCAATAGGTTTCCGAGGTACCACCAGCTACTTTGAGCAGATCGTCCAGAAGATTGAAGACTTTAGCCATGATAGGTGTGCCATACACCATGTCTTCTAGGGGGTTCTCAACGATATGAATAACCCTACTTTGATGGACAATCAAATCTGTTTGTTTTCCTGCTGATGCACTATCCCCAGTACCGGATTTGCTATCTGGGGAATCAAACTTGATCCTATATGTCTCAGGGAGCCCAAATCTGGGGCTTCTCGGGTCGGTATTGAAGGTGAGTTTGTCAATTTGACGAGACCCATATGCTCGAACATAAAGCAAGTCCTTCACTGCGGATTTCACTGGGCTCTTTAAATCACCTCCGTCGTCAAAGCCAAAGAGCACGATAGAAAATGGATACATGCGCGCCATTCTATCCGCACGATGTAATGCAGACCACAATTTAGTTCGCTTTGCTAATGACTGGAATGCTACATTCGTGGGATTGTCCTCATCACCTAAGTCACTCTTGATACTTGGCGGGTTTGACCACGTGGCATCGGGAGGCGCGTCCACAATACGTGTAGCAATATCCTGACGAGTATACTTAGCTAGGGTGTGTTTGGGAAGTATCTCCTTCTTGTACCCGAAGATTGCATACATGTCACGATTGCCATCGAATTGGAGGCTCGCCATGTTAGCCAATTGCATCCGAGATAGGAGATCACTCATCGTGCGTAACTCTCCCGTACCCAGGGCGGTACTTGGGGCGGTACTTGGGGCGGAGCCTGTGCTCGAACTTGAGGCTTTGAAACGACCTTTGTCATCTCTTGTCGCTGTTTTCTTTACCATGTTATACTCCGTCTACGTGCATCAGGATCAATTTTACGCTTCTTTGTCCTGTAGGTATTTAGGGATACTACGTTAGCGGGCTGTTCATCTCTGCCCCAAGTCAATGCACCATGAATGCCTAATACGAGTTTGTTATAGCCAAGTGCCGCAGAACTGACTTGATCATCATTGTCTCCATCCGGGAACCCATTGAGCTCCAGGCGGAACGCATCATTCCACTCACCGCGCACGCAATAGACATTACCAGCTTCAATAGCCGCAAGGAATGGGGAAGCACGTACTTCCACAGGTCCAGTAGCTCTTTCACCTTCGAATGCGTAACCTTGGAGGAGTTTCTTGTAGTCCGCAATAACTGTCTTACCTGAGCTTCCTGGCTCTTGCTCCATGTAGATCTTGACTCCATGTCCATCTCCTGTTGCTACAGTGTCTACCATGACCTTGTTTCCGTGTGGTGACTTCTGGAAACGCTGCATGTCATGGATGATAATGCGTCCATCGTCCTTACATCTGGATATCTTTGGTCCGGCGGTGTAATCGCCAGCACCTTCTGTTGCTGCCATATCCCATGCGCGGATTGTCTTCATTTGACTGGCTTCTGGCAAGTCAATTGGTGCAAGATACTTCAATTTCTCGCCGATGTCCGCACCACTCATAGAAGCTGGCGGATTTTGCTGACATTGGGCTTCGAACCAGTATGTACCCAGGGTCTTCCGGATCCGTTCACATGCATCAGCTGGATAGCGCTCAGGCCAGAGAGGTTCATCCAACTCACGCCCTAGAGGATCATTGATCTCTGCAAGCATTGGGAGGTTGATAAGTGTCCAGTTCTCATGTGGCATCTCTGTAAGGAGCCGACCGATAAGATCATTTTGTGCCCATCGTGTGGCCAGCACGATAAGGGATGCATTTGGTTCGAGGCGTGTGTAAGCAACACCTTTGAACCACTCCCACACTTTCCTATGGTAGGCCTCAGACATTGCTTCTTCTGCATTCTTGACATAGTCATCAATGAGCATGAGGTCTGCTCCCCGCCCTACGATAGGTCCACCAATGCCCGCTGCTGTAAGCCCACCACCCGAAGTAGTGAGGAATCTTTCCGCACGCATCTTTTTATTATTGATCCTAGTACGTAAAAGATGATGATTTTCCTCATCCAGGAAGGTATCTCGTACTCGGATCGAGAAATCTGTGGCCAAATCAACGCCATATGTGATATTCATGACGTATTTATGTGGCCATTTCTCAAGGAACCAAATAGGAGTATTGACGGAAATAAACTCGGATTTACCATGTCTAAAGGGCATTGTGAGGATGATTCTTGCACCACCACGGGCAATTGCCGTAGCAACGATCGTGGAAATGTGCAGGAGATGGCGTGTAGCTATCCAACGACCACGCGTAACTCTAACTGCCATAGTAGCGGGTGTGAGTCTCCAACCATCTCTGAGGGCCGCATCTAATCGTTGGCGGTCGCTCGCACTCAAGCTTTTCAGTGACACCTCATTCTTTGTCACGATGTGCTTAGGATCACCTGGTAAGATTATGTCATCCATTTATATGGCCTGGACCCCGCAGTTGAGCGGAGGAAAATAAGCTGTGAAGACGCCCTCTGGGCGCCCATACGATCGCATATCAGACCCCTTCCCGGGGCGGTTCTTGGGGCGGTTCTGGTTCGGTTTCTATCTTGGCACCTTTCTGAAGATTTTCCAATGCAGGGATAGCACGAAGATTCTCTGGGGCCCAGCACTCCCTAAATTTATCCCAATGGACGTGAGGAGTCCCACCACGATCATACCAGATGACATTGAACTTGGAGAGCGGATGGATATGGTCAATGTGATACCCTTCATTTAGGGCGTCCACCAACTTTCGACTCGTCCCTTCCCTCTCCTTGAGGTCAGAACCAAGGCGCTTGACCAGCTTAGCTATCGTGTACCCCAAATATTCCTCGAGTTTGGCTGAAAAGCCAGCTGGAGCCGCCTCGCCGAGCTGTGTCAAGCATCTTGTCCCTGTGTGGTGCCTTAGGCGTGCACGCACATTCTGATTCCTTTTAGCGGTCCCCAGTTTGTTTTTGCATGCGTAGCAAATCACCTGGAGATTGTCGTCCGTGTCTTGATGCATCCCGAAACCCTTCTTCTCGGTAACTTCGCCTGAGATGGGATCGAGCATATCTGCTTTGGGCTTCCACTCACGACAGCGGATACATTTCTTATAGATCTTCTTGTCACGTGTTGCCATAATTACCTGTTAACCCCCAGCTCGTATGATCAGCTCCTGTAGGACACCCGTTGCATTCTCGTCCTCAAGAGCCATATCAAGCATTTCACCGTCTTCGGTTAGTGTTCTTTCGCCACCACGACGATTACCCTGTGCGACAGTACGCAACATGACTTCGAAAGGTGCTCCCGAACGGCCTTCACTATCCGCATTTGCTGGCCCCGCTGCAGGAAGCCCTGCTGAGATACGTTCCAACTGTGATAGAGTCTTGAGCATGTCCATTGCGACCTTAGGCGACATTAAATCCCAGAACTCTTCCTCAGAGTCCATGTATTTCATGAGACGATGACGCATCCGGCGAGACATATAGTAATGCTCGCCCTGAGTTTCGATGGAACGGAGTTCTTGTTGTTTACGATACTGTGCTACGCGGAAGAGGTCGTATGCGTGGGCACGTAATCCCCAGTAATACATATGATAGTATTCCTGGTATAATTGTGCCATCCGATTGAGGTCTTGGTCACCGAACTGTTCACCTACGAGTGCGGAGAGGGATCTGGTACCCCTTGCTTCACGTCCATCATAATCGTCGTCTATGTCACCACCATGGGATCCTGGACTGCCCAGATTCATCTGGAGGTATTTCTGGAACGCTTCGTATGCCTCGGAGGGCTCAAACTCCAATCGGGACCAGAAAGGCAGGCCTGTGTCTAACGCAGGAAACCCTTCGTCATATTGGAGTGGCATGAATGCTTGATGTAAGGATCTTGCAGGGAACCCTGCTATACGATAATCGTCTGTGTGGCGGTGAGCTTCGAAATCAACAAGACTGATGCTCTTCCCATCCGCATCCATACCCGTATCCGTACTTGGGTCATGTTCCAGTAGATGCGCGGGATCAGGGTCTGGATTGTATGCTTGGTATTCGTGGAACGGGAGCAGATCAACACGATAGATACCTGTTGGGAGCCCAAAATCATTCAGTGGGATTTCCCGGGTTAAATTGCGGATCGCTTCCGTTTGCATGTCCATACTATTATTATAACACACATTGTAGGTGCAGTCAAGTAGTCCTTAGGTTTGGTGTGTGGTCCGAG